GTAGTAGTCCGAGTACATCATGTTCATTGTCACGCCCCACGCCCAGCGCGGGACCACTGGTGCCTGAATGCCCATGCTCTCTGCCACGGCTGTCGTCTGTTCCATCGTCCAGTGCGGTCCGGTCGTACCATCGGCGTTTTGCATGTTGGCTGCCCACTGCATCGCCGTTTCGCGATCAAATGTGGCCGCCTCCGGCTCGTCGTGGTGCCCGTGCAGCTTTTCGAGCCTGCAGATCGTCTTCGCGTACAGTCCGACTTCCTCTGCGCTGCCCAGCGTTACGGGTTTCTCCATGGCCTCGTGCAGCTTTGTGTAAAGCTTTTCGATATATTCTTTCATTTTGTCATGCCTCCTGGATATACCGGTAGAGTTTATCGACGTCGTTCTGGTCAAACCTCATATCGCCCAGCAGCGGGACGGATACGGTCAGTTTGTTCTCAAAGCGCGGCCTGGCCGCGTTGTAGAGCTTGTCGAGGTCGATGTTTCCGGCGTCGTCAAAGATCTGCATCATTTTGACCGCCGGATTCTCACGCAGCGCAAGGATCTTCTCGCGGCTGCCCTCCATGATGAGCGCCAGCATGATCCCGGCCCCGATGCCCTTGCCACCCGGCAGGTGCGGGATGACCTCATTGTCTGCGTAGCGCATCGCGCCGCGCATGG